AACTTGGCCTACCTCTCCTGATGCTCCGGCACCTGTGGAAGAAGAAGAAGTTGTAGAGGTTAGCAGCGAGTCTGCTGCCTCTGCATCGGCTACACCTGTTGAATCATCTGCTACCCCTGAATGATCATGATTACTCTAATTCGTCCCGTTCTTATGTCGTTTCTTAATAGCGACAAAGTGAAGCGCCTTGTTGTGGACATGCTCCGCAAACTTGCTGAACAGTCTGACAACACGGTTGATGATCAGGCTGTTGACTTTATTGAACGTGGTTTGTTTGGCGGCTAATGGACTTGGGAGCACCACCGGTATTGCCGGTTCTAAGCCTCCCTGAGCCGCCTTTACTACCCCGTCCGGTACTGGAGGTCCCACGAGCTACTTTACCCACCTACAAGCCGCTTGTGGTGCCTCCTGCGGACCTTCGGCCACCTCCGGGAGTTAAGGGCACAACACCTTCCGAACAAAAGAAGGCTAAACCTAAGCCTCCGCCACCTAAACCACCCGTTACCCCGCCCCCACCGTCTCAAGTTCGTTATGTTGATGTACCGGGTACAGATATTACTGTCCCGTTACCAAGTAACGAAATTTTGGCTACGGCTACAACGACAGCTACTGTCTCCGTTGCAGCCACCCTAACAGCTACTGCAATATTTAAACGGACAGTGAGCGTCTTGAAACCTCTTATCAAGAAACTACTCACCCGTAAAAAGAAAAATGCAGACAACGAAGAACTTCATTCATGATTTCTTCAGTGAAATTGTAAAAGCTCTTGTGCTTGTATGGAGTGCAGGAGTTCTTACTGCATCATACATGGGAATGTTACAGAAGATGGATCCAACGTTTGTAGCGTCATTGCTATCTGGAACGTTGGCATCGTATGGAATCTCTCGCCCTAAAGAACAAAAGGACAAAAACCAACTATGAAATTCCTAATTCTACTACTTCTGTTTCCACTGGGGGCAGCGGCTCAAACCGTAACTCCTCAGTTTACCCAAGGTAGTATGCAGTCTACCACTACCACCACTCAAACCATCACCGAAACTATCGCAACTGAAGTGTACGGTGGTGCATACTCATCATGGTCTGGAACAAACGTAACCCCAAGTGGGGATATAACCGATTCTTCGACTACTTGGTCCGTCACAACCGCTGGCGAACAGTTTCAACTGGAGACTGTGACCCGAGCAGCCGGAATAGTCGAAACAATCGACACCACTCGCACTATCGACACTACTGCTACTACTACCTCGCTCTCTGTCTTTTCTCAGTAGGTCCAGCATTTGCTGAATCCCCGACAGTTAGCAACAACGCTAACCCGGTAGCTGCAGCTACAGGCAACGTAACAAACCAAGCAGTCCAGTTCCAAAACAACGGTGCACCCAGTAGACAGCAGTTTACCGGCGGTAACTCGTGTAACGGAACAACAATGACGGTATCTCCATTTTACATGGGTAATGATACGTTGCCTACTGGCTACACTCGTAATAATAACTATGGTATGCAGCTTAACTTCTCAGTACCGCTTGACGGTGGTATGACAGAGTTATGTAAAAAGATAGCTAAACGTCACGAAGAAAAGATGCGTCTAGATTATGAGATAGTACGGGCGTTGAAATGTGCAGAGTTGATGAAGTCTGGGTTTACGTTTAGACCTGGATCCCGTGTAGAGGTACTGTGTCACGACATTGTACCAATTGTGTCTTTGACAAATGAAGAAAAAAGCAACTGAGGATCAGTTTAACGAGCTTCACAACCTCGTCACAACCGAGTTCCTCAATCGAATCAAAAGCGGTGAAGCCTCTACGCAAGACCTTAAGGCTGCGTGTGACTGGCTAGCCAAAAATGACATTAGTGGTGTTGCCTTTGACGGTAATCCACTTGATAAGTTGGTGTCTGTTATGCCAACAGTTGATCCAGAACTAGTACAGCGGAGGTTGTATGGCCCGAAAGTCTAAACACAGCGGACCAAAATACGCCAACGGTAACTACAAATCATACCAGAAAGCGTATGATGGCAGTAAACTACAAATTGAAAAGCGTAAGCGATTAAATGCTAAAAATCGTGAACTTGGCACTTATGGTAACGGAGACGGTAAAGATGTTTCTCACACTAAAAGTGGTAAAACACGTTTACAAATTCAAAGTAAAAACCGTGCCGCTAATGGTCACGGTAAACGCTCACGTTACGCATGACCCCGCTGCTCCCCAGTCCTGATCACTACCTGCAAAATCTAATAACCATGACTAGCCCTGAAGCGAAACGGCTATGGCGTCAAGCCATCAAGGAACACTTCAACTGTCAATGTGTCTATTGTGGAGAACATTATGAACTACATGAACTTACTCTTGATCACGTTATACCTCGTTTTTATGGAGGAGAAACGACAACAAGAAACTTGGTACCATCCTGCAGGAAATGTAATCAGAACAAAGGAACGAATAACTGGCTCACGTGGATGAGGCAGACTTTTGGGATAACTCCCAGAGAACGTAAAATTATGGAGTACATCACCTGATGACAGAAGAGGAGGAGCTACACAGTAAACTACTAGCAAAAATTGAATCTTGGGTAAATGACCCTAGTTTTAAAATTGGCAGCACTAATAAACAAAAACTTGAAAGATCTGCTTCTTTGCTAGCTGGAACTGATCCAAATGTTCTTGTTGATGTTTTAGGAATTACGTCAGTGCCTGACAGCCCTAAAGCTGCAATGAACCTTATTAGAAATGCAGATTTAAGTACTCTTAAAAATTTGCAGATTTTTACTTTAAAAGGTCAGCAAAGAAAATTAGTTGGGCACCACGAAATTCCTGCTAATATTTTAGGTGTTCACATCAGAAAAATGTCACCTCAAAATAGATATGAGGTGTTTAAAGGTTTGTATGATATGGGTTTAAAATATGGAATGGACCCATCTCAAATTCAACTTTTACCTGCCATGGTGCATTTTAATGTAGCTCATGGTGGTGATTTTTCTGGTAAAAAAACTGGTGCACTTTTAGATATTATTGAGGGTGAACGTCCTACTCAATTTTTAAAACGTTTTCAAGGCGCATTGGATGTTTCTCTTGACATGGCTAAACGTGCTAGAGAAAATCCTTTAAGTCAAGATTGGTATGCTGCTGCTCGTGGTGCTGAACAAGCTTTAGGTGGATACGGTTTTGATTTAGCTAGCGGAACAACACCTATGGATGTTAGAGCCGCTGCTACAAGTGCTTTACTTAATCTTTCTGAAAAAGTAGAAGGTATTGTTCTTGCAAGTCCTGGTGATGTCTCTGGTATTGCTCAACAAGTTGAAGAATTAACAAGTGCTGAACTTGATCCTAAAGTTGTACAAAAATACCAAAAAAAAGTTTCTCCTTTTCTTGATCTAAGTAAAGGCGGCGCAGCAAGATTAAATTTTGACCCTGAAATGCTGGGACAAATTGTATCTTTTCCTAACCGTTTGATGCAACAAGTACCTGCTCCAGTAAGACGTGTTGTTCCTGGTGGAGCCATTGTTGGTGGTGCTATGCTTTATAGTGATATTGCTCAAGCCGCTGAGGGTGTTCAAAGCGCCACTGAAGCAACAGATAGGGGTGAACTAGGGACTAGTTTAATGGAAGCTACAGCCGGGGCTACAGCAGCTCTCAGCGCCGCTCCTGGATTACAACCTTTAGCTATACCTTCAATGGTGTTTGGCGCTACTGCAGGTGCTATGCGGATGCGTGTTACACGTGATCAAGAACGTGAACGCACTCAACAAGTTATGGCAGGCGAAGTGAGCCGCTATGGTCCTACTGTAACGCAAACACCTACTATCACTAAACCTGAGTCTGCCTACAAACGACGTAGACGTGCTCGAACTGGACGCTAATTTATGAACACCCTAGACCTGCTTAAAGACGACTTTAAACTATTTTTGCAGGCTTTGTGGGCTCAACTAGATCTACCATCCCCTACCCGTGCTCAGTACGCTATTGCGGACTACCTACAGTACGGACCGAAACGTCTACAGATTCAGGCGTTTCGTGGGGTTGGTAAATCTTGGATTACTGGCGCTTTTGTCCTTTGGACTCTCTTTAAGGACAACGAAAAGAAGATCATGATTATCTCCGCTTCTAAAGAGCGGGCTGATAACATGTCTATCTTTCTTCAGAAGCTGATTATCGAGACTCCCTGGCTGAATCATATGCAACCTAGCGATGATTCGGCTCGGTGGTCTCGTATTTCTTTTGATATTAAGTGCCCACCCCACCAAGCCCCATCCGTAAAGTCTGTTGGTATTACTGGTCAGCTCACGGGTAGCCGTGCAGACCTGATGATCCTGGACGACATTGAGGTTCCCGGAAACAGCATGACTGAGCTGATGAGGGAGAAACTTCTACAACTTTGTACCGAGGCTGAGTCTATCCTTACACCAAAGGAGGATAGTAGGATTATGTACCTTGGTACTCCACAAACGGTGTTTACCATCTATCGTAAGCTAGCAGAACGTAACTACCGCCCCTTTGTATGGCCTGCTCGTGTTCCTCGTAAACTTGCTAACTACGAAGGACTAATTGCTCCCCAGCTCCAGGAAGACATCGACCAAGGTGCCGATCCGTGGAGCGTAACTGACCCGGATAGATTTGACCATGAAGACCTTATCGAACGTGAAGCGTCTATGGGACGCAGCAACTTCATGTTGCAGTTCATGTTGGACACAAGCCTCAGTGACGCTGAAAAGTTCCCACTCAAGATGGCTGATCTTGTCGTCACCAGTGTTAATCCTAAGTCCGCTCCTGATAGCGTCATCTGGTGCTCAGATCCTCAAAACGTCATCAAAGACCTCCCAACTGTCGGCTTACCTGGAGACTATTTCTACTCTCCAATGCAGTTACAAGGAGAATGGGGTCCTTACCAAGAAACAATCTGCTCAGTTGACCCGTCGGGTCGTGGCGCAGATGAAACGACAGCAGCTTATCTCTCCCAACGAAACGGTTATTTGTACTTGCACGAAATGCGAGCTTACCGAGACGGATACTCAGACAATACGCTTCTGGACATTCTAAAAGGATGTAAGAAGTTCGGAGTTACAAAACTAGTCATTGAGA